TACCTGAAACTATAGCGGACTGATTGTAGTTTTGGCCCTCAATATTTCCTGTTGTAGAATCCATGATCCCTCTTTGCTGCTGTCTGGTGGATGGTAAAATTTTCTTTTACCACAAATTACACAGTAAACTTCAATATGCTCTTTTGTGCTGTATTGTCTGTCAACAAAAACAATACCACCACATCTTGCACACTTCACTAATTTGGTATTCCAATTGCAAGAACGTTTACATCAACAGTTGCTACTCCAACAGTATTAAACCTTACAAGAAATGAAGCAGTACTGGCTGTAACTTGAGTAATAACAACTGAAACATTTTTTCCAGCATTTGTATTTCCTGTGTCAAAAGGAGTTGCTACTACAATTGGTGGATGTTTAAAATTATAATTAACTGCAAACGGCACCTGATTATCAGTAGCAGTAATGTCTTTAGAACTTGCTACAACTGCTGTAATGCCAACAATGCTTGCTCTTCCAGTTCCAACTGTATTGCTTGTTCCCGATTTGTCATTTTTAATTTGTGTTACGCTTTGATTTGTTCCAACAATATCACTTAGTTGATTAACCGTTTCAACTAATTGATACATATAAGAAACATCTAAAGGTTGCCCTCTTTGTGGTACTGTTAATTTTGCCATTGTTCCTCCATTATATCATTTAACTTATGCTACCGTTGTTAAAACAGACTCAAAAAGTTTTAATGAATTATTTTGTGTTTTTGAAATTCCTTCTGGCTGAATTGTTACTCGCACATTTGTTGTTCCAGTATTTGGAAATGTATATGTAGTCACCTTAGTAATTGCGTTTCCTACAGTTGCGGTTCCGTGATATGAATAAGATGCTGCATTATCAAATTTAACAAAAATATCGTATTTTTCTCTAAAATCAGTATCCTTCCAAGTAACAGACCAGGAGCCCCCACCACTTATTATGTTAACTTTATTTACAGTAATAGACGCAGCAGTGCCAGTGGTGGCAGCAGTTGAAACTGTACTTGAACCAATAAGAACTGTAAAGGTGTTTATTGTTGGAACAGTTAGGATTGTTTGTGCTCCAGTAACAGCAGTGAACGGAGCCACTGTGTTAGAAAAAGTAACAATCTGTCCAACACTAAGACCGTGTGCAGATGCTGTGGTAACGGTTACGGTGCCAGAAACAATTGCTAAATTAGTAATGGATGTAGCAGTTGATGGAATAGGATAAGAATCAACATAATAAATTGAAGACCATGCAGAAACTCTGTTTAAGTCTTCAGAAACAACTCTGTATCTTACAACATGTTGATTAGTGCTGTTGACTGGCGGTAAATTTTTTTTTAACAATAAAGATTTTTTAATGTTTTTATCTACTGCCATTATACAACGTTACCAATATCTAAAGACATTCTAAATTCAACATAATTGTTTGTGTTTGGAGATTTTTCAATTGGTTCTGCATTAGCATTTTGAACAACGGTATATCCAACCAATCCATATAAAGGATTAAGAGTGCTTAGGTTATCAAATCTAATTGCATCAAAAGCAATATAGTGTGTTGTTACTACGGCTGATGAGGTTACAATGCATGAGTATAGTTTTGCAGATGAAACAAATTCCCAGGAAAAGGCTTCTTCTTTAACAAAATCTTCTAAAGTTTTTTCAACTACAAAATATCTATTAGCATCAAAATCAATTCCACCTGCTCCATGAACTAAATCAATTAAGCACCTTGCAGTTTTAGTATTAGTGTCTGTAAATTCTAAAATAATTTTTAAACTACCTGGTTTTGCATAAGGAGAACTTGCGTCTTTATTTACAAGAGAAAATGCAATCTTAATTTTATCTGACAATGAATTTTTAGATAAATCAATGTTAAGCCCAGTTTTTTTTATATAATTTTTTGTAGATAAAGTCGTTGTGGTAGTTCCAACATTTGTAATGTTTGTAATATCTTTAATAGTACTATAATTTCCTTTTACTAAAACCATATTATTAAAAAATCTACATCTTTCATTTTTTGTATCTCTATTTACTTTATAAAAAATTCTATTATCTGATGCTGCTTGAAACACACTTGCTGTTGTTGAAATAATGTTATCATCACTTTCATCAAGTGCTGAATTTATTGATGGAATTGCTTTTTCTGTAGTGTCAAGATACTTCCACTGTTCTTCCTCTGTAAATAACATCAAACTTCTGCTATCAAATCCTGAAGCAGATGGATTTCCTCCTGCAGAATAAATACCTATTTCTGTAATTTCATATTTTTCCTGTGTCGGAAGTTCTGCAGTAAATACTATTTTATTAACATCATTTTCTTTTACATACCCTCTTGAAGAAATTGGAACTCTAAACATCTCAAAAATTAATGATTCTTTAGTTGAATAATCTCCATAGTTGTCTTCATTTGCTAATGGTTTTTGTCCACAACCAAAAGCCATATACGATGCGTAGGAAGGGGCTGTTCCAAGCAAGTATTTTGCTATGATTTCTTTTCCTTTATTTGTTATCATTCCTGATCAACTCCAAGATCTGTTTCATATATTGTACCATTTTGTAGTGTTTCAATTTCAATCTTTTCTCCTGGATTTAAATCTATACTTTCTATAACTAAATTTCCAGTAGAAGTATCAATATACACATTTTTTCCTGAAGGACCATTTCCAACATTTGGAACCTTTGCGTCTAATTTTATAGCAAAATTTAAAAAATATTTGTCAGATGTGTCCTGAAGGGCCAAAATATTTTTTGGGTCTAAGGCCTTTTGTATTTCTGCCATATTAATAATTGGTTGATAGTTTACACTTTCAGTACTTAATTTTGCATTATTTGTAAGTGATAAAAGCATAGCACCATTAATTTCTTCAAAATATATCATCTTTAAAAAGTCTGCGTCCTCTGCGTTTATTTCATCATTTTTAAAAGTAACATATTGAGGGGTTGCAATTTTAACTGCAGGCCTTTTTGTTGATGTTGACCCTGTTTGTGAAGTCTGTTCTCCACCAGTTGATCCAGTTGATCCACCAGGTGCATCAGGTGTGGCTTTTATATTTTTTGTTCCAAAATAAGATTGAATATCTTGATTTAATTTATTATATCCCATTCTATCGTCTGGATCTATATTTACAGAAGGTACAAAATTGTTTTGCATGTAATCAAAGTTATCTTTACTTTCTGGTGGTAAAAATGCTTTTAAATCTTTAAGCATTTTATCAAAACCCATATTGTCATCTGGATCTATGTTTACTGAAGGAACAAAATCATAAATACCCATATTACACCTCACTCAAATATATAGTCATGTCTGGTCCTTGCAAACTTCTTGAATAATCTATGTTATAAATAACAAATCTTGAAGTAGAAGATGTAACAAGATCTAATCCATTATTATTCTTATAATCAATTGAAACAATATCACCAAGTTGAATTGTGGGGTTTGCAAAAATTTTTAATCCAATTGCTTTTTTCGGAACCATTAACTTATCTACTAACCATCCCATTAATTCTTCTGCATCTTCTGTATTTTGTATATATTCTCCCTGTATAGAAAAAGCACTTGTTCCATAATTCATTCTGCTTAATTTAACATTATTATATTTTTCTTTTTGTATGTTTGGAGAATAAACTATTTTATCGTCTTTAAGTTCTGGGTCTGAAAAACTTGATTTCTTTTTAAAATAATCGTCTACTGTAAGTTCATTACTGCTATCACTTGTAAATGCAATACCTTGAATTTTTAAAAAGTTTGAAGTAGTTGTGCTTACGTCTAATAAAGTATCTGTTGCATTAAATATTAAAAATTCTGCTCCGTACGCATTTGCTTCAAATCCAGATATTGTATATTCTTTTACTTTGTCTGGGGCATTTACTATTTTTGCATATAGTGCTGGATAGGCATTGTCAAACCTTGCATTAATATATGCACACTCTCTCATTATAGTTCCAAATTCTTCAAAATGAATATCATAAATTGGAGTAGTTAAAGGGCTTAATCCACTCAAATATGTTTCTTGTAAAATTCCACTCATTGCATATTTTCTTAATGATTGATTAACGGTAACATCTTTTGCTGCAAATACTTTTGAAATTTGATTGTTTACTACAAAACCAGAATTTTGTGAATAATTGTTGGTTAAAGCATAAAAATTTTCAAACATACATTTAGATGATCCTCTAATAAATAAAGCAGTATTTTGATATGCTGGTAGTGGAGAAGTATCATCAACTTGACCAATTAAAATATCATTTATATATAAATAAAACCTTCTTGTATTTTTATTTGCTAAATCTTCATATTCTACTGCTAAATCATATACAGTTGTAAACTGTTCACCATATTTTCTTGATATACCAGCAAAATCTCCAGAGTCATATTGAATTTGTTCATTGAATGCATTAAACAATAATGTTGGAATAGCATTTGCTTGTCCAGTACCTTCTTCAATTTTATAAAATATAATATTTGAAGTGTTTGTTGTTGCGCCATCTAATGCAATAACTTCAAAGTAGTATCCATTGTTTGTTTCTGGGTTAAGCAGAATTGCAATTCCTCCAGAGTTTCCAGATATAACAACACTTTGTTCTGGAGATGTTGAACCATTTGAATAGTATGTCATTCCAGAAAGTGGAACTGCAGTAGAAATTATATTACTACTTTCTGTTTTTATTTGCTCATCTCTGTCACCAATAATACGCATTTTAGTTCCAAAATGTTTAAATACTGCTTTGTCTAGTTTTTTATAAACATAAGATATATGATTAATTGGTTTTGGATCTGTTGCAATAAAATCTTTACCTTTAAAAACAAGTGCTGATGATTGAACTAATCCTTTATTTTTAACAGGATCTATAGATTGCAAAGATGCTCTTTCTGTTTCTGTAAAAGGATGTTCTGATAAAAATCTTTTAATTACGCCATTAACAAATGCTGAGTTAGCAATGGTATTTGAAATACCCGCAGGGCCAGCACCAGTGGTTCCGTCAAATGTAGTGTCTCCAAATAAATATTGAGATTCCATTAAACAACCTCTACGATTAGTAAGACTATACCAGTGTTCATCTAAGGCTGCTTTATGGGAAACAATGGTTGTTCCAAATTGAGCCCTTCCATGTTTTGCAACAGAGCCATTTACCATTCTAATAACTCCATTAACTGTTTCATAATATGGCTCTGAGTATATTCTAACTTTTCCCGTTGGATATAGTTTGCCATTATATTTTAATTTATTTAAATAATTTTTGTATTCAGAATCACTACTTATCCATACGTTTGGGTTTTCAAGTCCTTCAACAAAATATTGAACTGCATCATATCTAATAACTTCACCATTAGCATAAAAATATCCTTGATTTCTTGAAATTAAATAAATGCTTTCTCCAAAATCAATAACATTATTTTTAAGTTGATTATCCATTACGGTTGGCGCTTCATTTATAAGTGTTGAGTTTAGCCCAATTGCTGATAATGTAAATCCACTTGATTTTTGATTTGATCCTTTTAATTCTTCATAATTAGATATCTCCCATAAAAGTGATGGTTTATATACCCAAAATTTATTTGATGCACTTGATATGGTTTCTTCGCCTATTGCTGAAAATGTTTTGTCAATGTATCGTGATGTATAATTGATTTTTCCATCATTATAAATTTTTTTATCTTGAGAAGCAATTGAAATAATATTAGGAAGTTTTTTACCAGTAATTAATTTATTTTTAATTATGCTCACAGAATTTTCTGAAAGAGATGGACTATTTCCACCAAGTTCATCTTCCCAATATTCAGTGCTATAAAGTCCGCCATCAAAAAACTCTTCTGCAGTATTGCTATATACCCCTGCATCTTCTGAGGTTAAATCTATCTCTACTAAAACATCATTTGTTTTTGATCCAATTAATGTTGTATCTATTGACCTCTTTGATGCTTCTGGTATTAAATAATTTTTGCTCATTGCAATAAAATTATTATATTCATCAAAGAACATTGCTGTTTGTGTTGATATGGCTAATTCATTTAATACTTCTGCAACGTTTGTATCTGGTCCTACAAAAAAATATGGAATAATTGGATCTGATTCTCCTTCAATTCTTTTATAAATATAATTAGTAAATCCAATAGCGTCTAATAAAATTGATATTGCATAACTTACTGATATGTTTGTAAGAAAAAGTTTTGGAGCAAGCATTGATTCAAAATAAAAATAAAAATCTCTTAACTCTAAAGATATAGTTCCACCAGTTACATCTGCCTGTGGAAAACCTTCTGAATACAAAGTTTTAATTGGAACACTGTAATCATTTCCAGAAACGTTTAAGAGTGTTTCATAGAAATTAAACTTAATATTTTTTGTAACATACTTAGAAATAATACTATTTGTATTATTTTCATTGAATGCTTGATCATCGTCAAATATTGAAATGTTTCCAGTAGAGGCTAGAAGTTGTCCAACGGGCAAAGAAGTTGATCCAAGATCAGACAATTGTTTAGTTACTTTATAGTTAATAGTTTTGTTTGATATGTTTGCAATTAGTCTTGGTGACATCTCAATTAAATCAAAGGTTGAATCAAATTTATTCATGGCATCTACAACAATTCTAACTCCTCTAACATATTGAAACTCACGATATGTAGTAACGTTATCTTTAATAAAATATTCTGGAGATGTAAAATCAGTAACAAAATTTGTTTCTTTAGTTAAGTCTGAATTTGTTAACTTCCAACCATATTCAGGAACAAAGGTTTGATAAACTTTTGTTGTATTGTTCCAAATATGATAAACTCCTTTGTCTGTTGCTGATTCTACAACTAAATAAGCATAGCCATCGATTGATTTATTTGGCAATAATGTTGTAGAGGATATTTTTTCAACATGTATAAATCTATTTTTATGTTCAATTGGAAGAATTAATCCATATGACAATTCCACATATCCATCTTCGTTAATTATTGGAGTTGCATCATCTCTTAAGGAGTTGGCATTAAAAGTTTTTGCTGATACCCATGAATTTCCAGACAAGTATTCTATTCTCCAGTTAATAGGAACCTGTTTGTTAGAGTTTCCATAAAGTGGATCTGCAATAGGAGTTGTAGAAGTATTAAAAGGGCCTAAATTTTTACTTCCAACATGTGTTTGCATCTTAACTATAAGTCTATTAGCGGGAACATTTTCTTTATACACTACAAATGGTGCAGCATCTTCAATTGGATATTGACTGTTTGTAGAATTTTTTGATATACCTCGTTCTGGTGAATTAATGTCTGTGCCATTTTCTTTTCTAAATGATGTCCAATATTTAAATTGATCATCTCTTGCTCCCATATAATATCTTGGTCTTTGTGTAAAAGAACTAATTCCGTTAACAGAATCTTTAACTTTTTTATATTTTATTTTTTTTATGGGTAAATTATTTGAATCATTTTTTACAATGCCATTGCTATCTTTTTCATAAACAAACTTACCTTCTGCATCTGTTTCATATTCATAAATAAAATTTCCAGCAGCATCTGTTTCATAAAATTGTTGATTGTCAATTGAATTAGTATTAAAATTATGAAAGTGTCTTCCTGGAATGTAAAAGGCTTTGTTAATTCCAGATCTTGGACGAAAAGGTTTAATACAATCTTCTAATGAATAAAACATATTATATTGTTCTTCAATCTTAGAAAATAACGAAGGAAGATCATCATTATCATAGCCATTGTCAACTACAATATCTGAATCTGTTGCTCCCGTGTAAGCATTGTTAGTGTCGGTTGCATCAAATGAAAGCGGTATTTTTTTTGTATCTCTATTTCTATAATTTCCTAATTTAAAAATATTATCTGGAACATTCATATTCCACTCTGCTAATATTGTTGCACGAGTTTCAATTGTTGAAGAAGTTTCTATATGGTTTTTTAATGTTGTATTTACAAACATTTAAACCTCTTCCAGCGATACCGTAATATCCCAAAGATCATGATTGCTTTGTCCACGCTTAGATACCGTATATGAAAAATCAGAAACATAAACCTGAACAATTTGGTTATATTGTTCTAAATGTGTATATGGTGCTGAGGTTCCATCTTGTGCATAGTTATTAAACTTGTCATAGGCTAGGAACATCCAAAATGGTCCCGTGTGGTTTTCATACCAGTCTAGCATTTCTACTCCGCCTGCACCCCCGTCAGCGGTATATTCAGGGGATTGTGTGGTTGCTCCAGTAGTGGCTCCAGTAGTGGCCCAGTTTGGTATAGAAAAATAAGATCTTGATGGAAGGTTTTGCCAACTTACACTTAAAGTATTTTTATCAGCAATATGAAAAGACCTCATGTTGCCGTTTACCATTCTTTGTCTTTGTTCAATTCTTTGTGAATTAAATTGAAGAGGACTACGGTTGTGGTCTGATAGAATTAAAAATTGATTTAGATTAGTAGTTTCTGTAGTGTATGCTCCTATTTCAAATCCTTCTGGCACGTACATTCCGCTTTGTAAAGTTCCTGGATTTTCTGACCAAAGAATTCCTTGTGGTCTGGAATAGCGTTTTCTTCCACTCATATATGCTGCGGTAGCCACTATAAACCTCTAATTCTTTGATTATCAATTTGTCTAATTTGATTAATAACAGTACGTGCAATATCATTTGGATTTGCATTACTGTTAGAAACATTAACACTAAGATTATAATTATACAGGGTTTTGGAATTATTTGTGCTAACTGCATTATTTGAAACATTAGCATTACTATATTTTGGGGTTGAAGAACTTGGTGTTTCAAATGTTGGGGAGTTTATAGCACTAAGTAAAGGACCAAACTTTTGAGTTGCTTTTCTATTTACTACAAATTCTCCAGGAGTAAGCATTGCTGGAACAGTATCAGTTCCAACAGCCATGCCACCAGATGACATATATCTAGGAACTATTCCGCCCATTGCATAACCTGTTATGTTCATTTCTTTTCCATATTGTTTTACAGCATCATCAACTCGTTTTTTATCAAATCCATATTTTAAAAGATCTAACAATGTTTGTTTTGCAATTTTTACTACATTATCTGGAATTGCAGTAGAAGATTTTAATATATCATAACTCTTACTTTCTTTATTAAGAAATCTTAATTCATTTTCTAACCAAACATTGCCCCCAAGTCTTGAGCCTGGAGGGGTTTTCTTTCCTGCTTCATCAACAAAACTAGGCTTAATTCTTGGGTGAATATCAACAACTTTGCCTAACCCTTTTGCTTCTAATGTATCAACAATTTTTTGGCTATAGTCAGTTCTACTAGAAACTATACCTGTATTTAATCCAGTTTTGGTAGTTCCACTCATTCTTGCTGCATCCATTAAAGCCAAAGCCATTAAATCAAAACTTTCCATTATGCTTCCTTTATTTCCTATAGTTTCCAATAAAGATCCATCAAAAGGATCATGCAATATTGCAGCAACACCTTTGATTGTTCCTTCTTCACTTTTAGGACCAGCAGAATATATTTGATGGTATAAAGATATGTCGTCATCGGCTCCTTGATATAAATAATAATTTGGACCTGTTGTTTTATTTTTCTTTGGCTTATTTAATGGCATGCTGATTTTAGCAGCAGGAATAGATTTTTTGTCAGCCACTTTTTTTAACGTTTCTTTTAACGTCTCTGGGGTTGAGTACCTTGCTGCAATTTCGGCTCGCAAATCTTTTTCAAATTTTTGTGCTGCTTTTTCTCCTGCAGTTAATTTAGGATCAGGTAATTTCATTCCTTTAGTTGCTGCATATGCAGTTTGTTTAGGTTCAAATATTTTTTTTAATCCGCTAGAAATAGAGTTGGATTTTTTAATTACTGACTTAGGTATGCCATCCGCAACCATTGATTTGCTATCTAATTTAAAGCCCATTCCTGGCATAGTTCCCATCATCCAGTTGGTAAAGGCATCACCATGTCTATATCCCAAATAGCCTTCTTTTATTAAGGCTTGAATTATTGGCTGGTTTGCATCTGAGTTGGCGCTTGTAACATGAGCACCTGGCATGTTGTATTTTATTGCAATTTTTTCTATATCTTTTGGTGTAGCCAAACCTTTACTACCTAAAACTTTTAAAATTGCTGATGGGGTTAGTGCTGTTTTATATGCGTATTCTCCAAAATCTTCAAATTGATTTTTAGAAATTTTAGCATTAGCAGCAAAATAGTTTCCTGGTCCATAAGCAGCCCTTGGAGGAGTTCCTTCTCCACTAATTGCTTTTGCATGTCTTTCATAAACAGATAATGGAGAAGCAGTATATGGTGTACTTGTTCTGTGAACGCCTCTTTGAAGTTGCAGAAGTCCTCCCAGACCTCCTGGCATAGAGTCTACAATTTCTTGAGTTAAATTGGGTTTGTTTAATAATGTTAGCAAATCATCCTTTTTAGTAGCAATTTTTGAAATAAAATTGGTTGCTGGCTTTTTTACAAATTTTTCTAAAATATTTTTTGGTATATTTTTATATAAAGGATCAGAAGTGTATCTGCCTTCTAAATTATTTTGCATATATTTTTGCAATGTAGAAAATTCTTCTGGGTTTTTATTTTGTATTGTTAATTTTGGATTTAAATTTTGTGCAAGTTTACCAATAGATTTGCTAGCCAATTCAGCCATTAGCGAATTTCTACCGTAATTATCAAAACTACCAGTCCATCGGGTTTCAGGGGTTTCTCCATATTTCCAAGAGTTTGAAAATGCTTTGGCAACATTTGACATAAAATTTGCAGGTGCAGTCAATGGTTTAGCAATAGTACTTGCAATAGTTTGCATACGAGATTTTGGGGCAAAAGGAGTGTAAGTACTAAAATCTAGTACGTCACTAGGTAAGTCACCCCAAATATCTGAGTTATTTGAATTATTTTTAATATTATCAAACATCTCTGCTGTTTTTCTTGCCTGCTCTTCTTTTCTACTTTTTGGCAAATTAATTATTTTTTTAAATGGTGCAGCAATTTTTGATTCTACTGCTTTAAATGGTTTAGCAATTGCTGAAAGTGCTGTGGAAACTCCTGGTATTAGTTTTAAATATTTTAAAGGATTTGCCATTGTTAAGCCAATACCTAAAGCATCTGATCCTCTTTCTTTTAATCCATACCCTTCATTTTTATATAAATTTGCACCAAGAACATTGATATCAGGAACATTAAGTTTTGGTCCCATGCCAGGAATAGCATTAGCACCATCAATTGAATTTTGCAAAACTGGTCTTATGAAAGAAGTTGCAGCCATTTGAAAACCTTCTTTAAAGAAATTTCCAATTGCTCCTGCTGTTGTTCCTGCTGCACCTACTACCTTTTTTGCAATTGATGATCGTTCAAATTTACCATCAGGTTGAAGATTTTTAACTCCTAAGTATCCACCTTCTGCAAGTTTTTGGGCATTTAAAGATTCAAACAAACCTACTCCATACTTATCAACACTTCTTGCATTTACAACATATTCTCCATCTGATAGTAATGCGGGTATTGAATCAGAAGTTCCTGTTCCTGGCCCGTTGATTTTTCCACCAGATCTAAATCCAGGAATTCCAACACCACGAAGAAAATCTTTTCTTCTTTGTTCTTGGTCTATTAATTTTTGTGCTGCTACTAATTCTGCATTTTCTTTATACAGTCTATTAACTTCTTCTGCATCTTTTCTAAGTTGTTCAGATCGTTGTTCTGCGGTTTTTCCTGGAGCAAAACCTTGACTTGCTTTTTGGTTTGCTATTTTTTGTTCTCCGTCTGATGCTGCTATCTTAGCATTTAGTGCTGCTGTTGCTTCAGCATTTGCTCGTGCTACTGAGTTAGGGATAATGTTTCCAGATGCAAATCCTGCTGCTGCAATTCTTGCTTCATCCATTGTTTTTACAAACAATTTAAATTCTTCATGAAGTTCTTTAACAGATGCTTTAGTTCCTACTGCAGACCCATCCAAAGTCTCAAAAACATTGTCTAAGAATTTTGCTGCACCTTCTGGACCTAATGCTTCAACTGCAAGATTGATTGTTGAAATTGCTGCGTCAATTTGATCCTTTGTTAATTTTGTTGTTTGTTCAGTAAGTTTATCCAATTCAATCTTTTTAACTCTAACTTCATTTTCCATATCTATAAATCTTTGATCTATAGTTCTGTTCATTTTTTCAAAATCTTCTCTTGTATATGCTTTGCCATCACTGCCAGTTGCAGTAACACCCTTAATTGCATTTTCTTTTGCTTTTTGTAATGCTTCCATTCTGCTTCTTGCACTTTGTGCAATTTTTGCATTTCGATATTCTTGCATTGCACTGCTTGCTGCAGACATATCTCCACTTGCAAATGCCTCAGCAATTGACATTTTTCTTGAGGTTAGTTCATTTTCTTTTTCTCTTAAACTATTTATTTCTTCAAGAGCAGTAATTTGTTTATCATAGGATTCATTAATGTCATATTCTCTTCTTGAAATTTGTTCTAAGGCATAATCATTATCACCCTTTTGTATGTTTAGTTTAGTTTTTTCTTTAATGTATTCATTTTCAATCATTTTTTCTTGTATATCAATATAAGCCTTTGCCATTTGAAGTTGTTTGCTTTGAGATTCTGCTGCATCCATTTGTGCTGTTTTTGTAAATCTTTCATTAATAAAATTTGCTTTTGTTAATTCTTTTTGTTTTAATTTTATTGTATCTAAATCTTCTTGAGAAATTCTTGATTGTGTAATTGCTAAAGCAATAGCATCAGTGCTAACTACATTGTTGGCTTCTTGTTCACTAAAACCTTGTAGTCTTAATGTATTAATAGCCTTTGTTCTGCGTTCCATTTCTACCAATGCGCTTACTGTGTTATTATAATTTTGTCCAACTTCTGAAGAAGCCAAACCTGCTTCAAATTTTTGTTGTTTTTTTGTGTCTATACCCGTTACTTTTCCTTTTTTTGTTTTTATTCCCATTTGGTCCATAAGTTCTTTATCTTGCAGTTGTTCAGGGGTTAGATTTTCTACAAAACGTAAATAGTCTTCACTTATTTTGCCTTCACCAAGAGTTCTTAATTTGTTAATAGTTCCGTCAAAATTAATTGGAATTTTTCCTGTTGCAGTCATTACCTTCATTAACTCTTGAAAACCACCAGTTGCTTTTATTGTTGAGTCATGAAATAGTTTAAGTTTTTTAAGCATGTCATCAAGTAATGAGTCTCTACCTTTTTGTTCGTCTTGTTTTTTTGCTGCTGCTACTTGCTTTGCCATTGCTTGTTCTAATTCTGTAACTTGTTTTGCTGGGGCTGCTGCCATCGCTTCAGCAGCACGGGCTTTACCTTGAGCCGTACTTAATTGTTTTTCAATTGCTTGTGGAGACATCCCAGTAGAAGCCAAATAACCACCCATTGCAGCGGGGTCTTCTATGTATGAGCGATAAGCGGATAAAAAAGTTATTGTAAATGTTTTTTGTTGATCTGCTGGTAATTTATCAAAATAATCTACTTGAGTACTTAATGCGTTTATTTCATCAACCGACATTCCGTCTATTTTTGCTAAAATGCCAATTTTTAATTTACCTTTTGTTTTTTGAATTTGTTTAAAAATTTCTTTTAATGCAGCAGTTCCATTTGGATTTTTTTCTATATAATTAGATACAATTTGCATATCCAATACTTCTCCTGTTTTACCAAGAGTTTTGAAAAAATCTATATTCTCTTGATTGTCACCTGATGAACCGCTAGTCATTTTTAAAACTAATGTTTTTTGAACTTCTTTTAATGGATTTCCAGAATTATCAATAAACATTGATGCAACTTGTGATGCCTCATTTCCTTGTGTTGGAGAAGAAACTAAAACTTTTAGTAATGCTTCTGTTCCTTTTTGATCACCTTTAAATAAGTTTGTTAAATTTATAATTTCTGTAGGGCTTACATTTTTTCCTTTAAGTTGTAAATTTATTGCATATTGTTGTTTTCTTGATATTCCTTCAAAACCTTTAATTGCCTCAACTGCCCCTCCAGCAATATCTTGTTCTGCTGTACCTTTGTATGCTGCTACTGCTCCTTTTTCAGAAGTTCTTAAAAGTGATGTGGCTGTTTTGGTAGAAGTTGTTTCTACATCATCAAAAAATTTTACAACCTGTTCATTAATTTGTCTATCTTTTTCAACTAAATCAAGTCTTTGTTTTTCACGCTTGTCTCTTAGTTCATCTGCTTTACCAAATTGTTTCTTTATTTCTAATTGTTCAATTAATTTTTGAGTTTGAGCATCAAAAGAATTTAAAAGTTCTTGACTTTGTTCTATTGCAATTGATTGAAGTCCAACAGCAGTTCCTGTTGCTTTTGCAATAGAAGCACCATTAAATAAACCAAATTTAGCAAGTTTAGCATTTTTTACGTTTGCAAATGAGTTTGCAATATTATTTTGTGCAGTATCAAGAAGTTTAACTCTAACTCCAATTGGATCTTCAAGAGCATTTTCTCCTTTAGGACCCATTAAACTTATTAACTTAGCATTTACACTAATTCCAAAAGAATAGTCATTAAGTTGTTTGCCTAATTCTGCAGCAATACTTTGTGCTTGTGATGCTGTTAAAGTACCACTTGCAATTGATGTTGCTAGTTGTGAAGCAATACCCTCTTGAGTGTCAACCTTGTTAGTTGCTTTCATACTACTTGCAATATCTTTAATTTTTTGCTGTCCCGTTTCACTTTGAACATATGCTTGTCCAAAAGTTGTTTTACCAGGTTTAATTTGAAATTTGGAAAAACTATCTGCCCTTCTTCTATTCATTAATTCGGTGCCAGTAACCTTATTAGTAAAAATTGCTAACTCATTTAAAGATTTTGAACTAGCACCCATTGCTTGAGTTGTTTCCATTGTTTTTGCTGCTAATGCTTCATTTTTCTTTTTAAGATACATATACCCTGCTCCTACAAGTACTAGGGCTGCTGCTAACGCTCCTGCTTGAGTTTTCATTAATGGTGCAGCCATGCTCAATCCCATTGCAATCATTGAGCCTTCCATGTTTCCAGTCATTCCTAGTGCCATTGATGCGCCCATACCAGCAGCACCAATTCCTGGAGCAAATCTTGCTATTTTTGTAGGGTTTTTTACTGATCTAGAAGCAAACTGTCCAGCCTTTGAAGCCTTTAGTCTTTCCATTGCTGCTTTACGTCTTCCTGGAGTTTGTTTAGTACCGTCAAAATCTTCTGCATTATCGGAGCCATATGACCCAAGACTAGAAATGTCTATAACTTCTTTTCCAGTAATTGGATCTATTATAGTATTAACATCGCCTTCACCACGTAAAACAAATCCGCCTTTATTTAATCCTTGTAAAAATCCTTTATTTTCTTGTGTTGATTTTTTATTTACAACAAAAGATCCTTGATTGAGCATCATTGGAACTGTATCTTTATTGCCTGTTCCTGGAACTATTGTTCCATTAGAACGTCTTTCAATTTTTCCACCGGCATTTATATATTGTAATGCTGGACCAATTTGTTGTGCTAGTGCTCTATCTGCAATAAATTCTCCTGGAGTTAATAATGCTGGTACCGTTTCTGGTTCTCCGTAACCTGGTGTTCCATTTTTTCTTCTTCTTTCTTTGACAAGAAAACCTCTTTGTTTTAAAACTCCAGTTAGCACACTTTTAACAAATGCATCTTCGGATCCTGGTTTAGATTGAGCCACGTTTATTAAAGTTTTAAATTCTTTCCGTTGTCTGGTAGTGGCATCAATCGATTCACGAAGCGGTTTATTTATTTTAGGATGTGGTGCTGCTTGTGATGATTCTGGCATCTTGCCATCACTTTTATTTCTTGGACCTACTCCTACATCTGTAAGTGGTGCTAATCCAGAACCATCTGGATTTAATGTTCTACTCCACATAGCATCAACTTTAGGCAGAAAACTTCTTGAAACTCCTGCAGTAGTTGTTTGGCCTCTTGATGATGTCATAAAATTATCAAACATTTCGTTGTATACTGGTCCGCCTATTGGTTGTTTTTCAGAAATGGCTGCTGCAAACGCTACTCGTTGCCCCATACTAGTAGACCACGCTAATTTAGCCCTAGCACCAGTTGCTGTTCCGACAATTTGACGAATATCTGCTGATAATTGTTCTTTTGCAACCACAGCCATTCGGTATGCTTGTAATGCCTTAACTCTTTCAGTTGTTCCTGGAGTTGCATTTAGATATCGTTGTCTTGTTGTTTCTTCATGATTTTCAAGTATGCCTTCTGTTCTTATAGCGTCTTCGTGGGTAAGTGGATATGGCTCTGGAAGATCAAGAAATGCCTTGCCTGCTGTTCTTGCGCTGTTATTGCTTTGAGTTAAATTATTATATCCTTGATCTCCAACCATTGTATATCCAGCACTTTTTCTCAAACCAATAAGGCTATCTCTTGCTGCTCCCATATTGCCTCGTGTGTGTACTGGGGGGTTATTTCCATGTGAATCTTCCCAATGTAACAAGGCAGTTCCAGCAACACCACCTGGTCTAATGTTTAACAGGTCTTGTTCTTCCGCCAGCAATCTAAGCCTAGTTCTTTCTTTATTTGCTGCAATTCTTGCTGCCTCCGCAGCCTTTTCTTCTTCAGTGCCTTTAAACCTTCTTACAAACCCACCTTTATTAAATGTAGCAGCAGCATGAATTGGTTGGAATTTTGACCAATCAACGTTTGCTCCAGCCTTAAGTCTATCAATCATATTTTGATAAACAATTGTTTCTGTTGGATCTAAATCCCAAGATTTAATAAGTTTTTCTAGTCTTGGTATTGTTTCACTAATTTCTTTTTTTATTGCAGCATCATATTCTGTTGGAGACATTTTTGCAGCAAGACTAGATGTTTCTTTTGCAAAAAATTGTTTTGCTCCGCCACCTTTTACACCACCAAGATTAACCATTGCTTGTTCTTCCATGCTTGGCATTACTTTGGCAAACTCTCTAAATCCAGAGGCTCTATCATGTACCCCAGCAGTTCCAACATCTGCAACAATATTTCCAGAAACGTTTGCCCTTTGTAAGTCTTTGTCTCCTCTTAGTGTTGACGCAACTAACTGTTTAACCATGTCCTTTTGTGAGAATTGTCCATCCATTGCTGCTATTCTAGGATCATAAGGGGACTCAATAACAATAAATTTTCTTTCCCCTGTTGGGTCTGTTGGATCCATCATTGTTCTAATAGTTTGTTTTGGAGATACCATTTTGTGTGCGGCTCTTACAATTTCTGTAGCACGAATTTCTGCTAGTGCAGTACCTTCATCCATAGTTGGTTTTACTACAACTAAATCTCCATTAGGTTTTCTGTATACCCCGCCAACTCCACGAGCAGGAAAACTAAATCCAGTGAATGGTTGATGTAATGTTCCAAAATCGGTTGGTGGCACGTCTCCATATTTTCCAGCCTTTACATTATCCGATATCTTGTTTAGCGTTTGTCTAGACGTTGTTGCTTTTGCTGCTGAGGTTGGCATACCAATAAATCTTGCTGGTGGCTTTGGTTGTGCTGCTGCTACCTGAGCAGCAACTACTGCTTTAGCATGTTCTATTGATCCTACACGGAATTTTGGTAATGTTGGATCATATCTTGGTCCTCCCTTTACTTCCCCTGCCCAAGGATTTTGTATATTTTTAAACTTTCCAGTTCCTACACCACGTAAAACAAAACCACCTTTGTTTAACGCTGGTAATAATCCCCGATTTTCTTGTGTTGCTTTTTTATTTACAACAAATTCTCCAGGAGTTAACATTGCTGGAACTGTGTCAGTGTTTCCACTTCCTGGAACAAGTCCTCCCTTATTAAATTTCTTTGGTGTAAAACCAGGTCTCATCATTCCTGGATTTACTCTAGCAAAATTGTTTGCTGCAACTACTCCTCTTTGATATGCTGCTGTTAATTGATTTGCAGCCTGTGTCTCTAAAAGAAAACTTTGTCTTAGTCTGGAATGTGCTTGATCTAATGAGGCTGCAACTGTTGTTGCTTCAATTTGTGCTGAAGTCATATATTGAGTTTGTTCGCCAAGAACTTTAGACTGGCCCCCAAGATTCATAAATCCTTTTCTTAAGGTAATAAATAATTTAATAATATTTGCTGCACCATTTGCAATTAAACCAAATGTCATCAATAATGCAGGACCAATAAGACCAACAATACCAATAAATCTTACAATTCCGGCCTTTACTCCATCACTAAGCCCATTAAATTTTTCAAGTATTTTGCCAATAAACTCTACTATTGGAGTAACAGCCTTTAAAAATTGTTCTCCAATTGGTGCTAATGTTACTTTAAGATCTTCCATTGTTTTTTTAAATTTTGTACCAGTTGCATTTTCTACTTTAGCAAGTTCTCGTTCAGATAAAATAGCAAGTTCTTCAATTGAGTTTGATGCTAAATTAAGAGTTCTGGATGCTTGAGTTCCATCTTTTGTAATATTTTGAAATAATGTTGAAAGTCTTGAAAACTGAAACTTGCCAAACAATTGTTCAATTGCTCTTGCTCTGTTTAGTGGATCAAGTGTGTCTAGTGCTTGTGCAAATTGAATAACGGTTGATTTAATATCTCCCTTGTTTGATTCAACTATGCCCTTAATATTAACTCCAAAATCTGCTAAAAATGCAGATGCTTTTTTGCTTGGATTAATTAATGATGCAAGGCCAGACTTTAATGCGTTGGCACCTTCTGAAGCATTAATGCCACCCTCTTTCATTGCAGTCATAAAGAATGCAAGGTCTTCAACATCTCCACCAAGTTGTCTAATAACTGGGGCAGCCTTTGGAATTGCAATAGTTAAATCTTCAATATTTAAAACTGTTTGGTTTTCTACAGCGTTAAGAAAATCAATCTTTCCTCTTAATTTATCTGCTTCTATTCCAAAAGCATTTGTTAATGATATTGTTGTTTCTAATGCCTGCTCTTGTTCAACTCCTCCAAGAACTGCAAGTCTTGTTGCTTGTGCAACCTGTGCCATTAAGTCGGCACCCATTTTTCCTGTTGCTGCTGCGTCTGCTGCAATTTGCATAGTTTTTTCAACAGCAACTCCATATTTAGTAAACTGTTTTGCTAATAACTCAACTTCTTTTAATGCTCTAGAAGTTTCAGCGGAAGTTGTAAACATTTCACCATAAACACGTTTAAATCTAATGGCTTGTTTTTCTAATGCCATAAATGTTTTGCTTGAAGAAACTGCCAACATACTAAGTGGAATTGTAAAACCAACCATAAGTTGACGACCAGCCCACTGTGTATTTTTACCAAAATTTAAAAGATTAGTTGATCCTTGTTTTAATAACTGATTTAATAATTGTTGTTTTTGTGCAGCCAAAGCAGTTTTAGTTGCAAGATTATTCATGTCTAATGTAAGAGGTCTTACGGCTATAGCCTTAATTGCACCATTTGCATCTCTACCCATTTTAATATATTGGGTTTGCATTGTTTTAACACGTTCTTCTGCTACCTTGCCAATTGTGTTAAACTCTGTTTTGAAAAGTTTTCCAAATGTTTTTGTTGCACCACCAGCATACCTAAAATATTCACGAGTTGAAAATTTGTTTTTTTCTAATGAGTCAGTGAAACTATCAGTAGAACTTTTTATTGTTGTAATGCTTGCTGCAAATTTTCCAGTTGCATTTACACTATTTATAAGATTGCTTGTTAAGTTGGCTTGAGCCCTTGCTGCTGCTTTATTGCTTGTTGCAATTGCGTTATTAAACTGAGAAAGTTGTGCTTGAAGTGATTTTAGTTGTGCAAGTGCTTGAGAGGCGTCAAGATTAACCTCAATATTGGATTGAACATCAGCCACTCATAACACCTCTTCTTAGTTACATATTTAGCAAAGAACCATCTGGAAGACTATTACCAGACGCTGCCTCAACAATTTTATAAACTGTAGGCAAATCTAAATTCTCTTCAAGGGCTTTTAGGTCTTGTGACAATTCAGGCTTATACTGTTGCATTGCAATTGCTACACATTCCATTAGGATATTCATTGATTTTTCATTGTCTTCTGATACTGCTGCAATACCCTCAAACTTTTTCATAAAGGGACGGAGTAGTGAGATCTTTAACGGTCTAACTGAAATCTTTGTTCCGTCAATAAGAACAACTACATTCTCATCTGCTTTTGCTGCTGTTGCCATTTCTTTCTCCTTTGGTTAAGTTAATTAATTATATCATGAATACGTTTATTTTTTAGTTAAATCTTCGTAATCCAAGCCCATTCCAATACCAAACCCTGCTCTTGCTGCATTAGGACCTTGTAACGACAACACATCATTACCATCACTTGTTTGCCCACCACTAAAGACTCTTGCTTTCATGTCTTCCCATTCTTTTTGTCCCTTGCCATTTTGATTATTTTTATCTAAATCTACACCCTGAATTGCTGCTAAAAATTTTTTTTCTTCATAATCTAAATCTCTTTTTGAAGACAAAGTTTGCATTAATTCTGGAATAGAAAGAGATGTTTCTAACTCTTCATAGTTTTTCCATATGCCCAAAGTAAAAACTTCTGCTTCTAGTTTTGCTAAATCTAAATCAAACCAACCTTGTTCTTTCTCTTTGTCTTTTGATATTTCTTTAATTGGCGTTTCTTCTTCTTTTGTTGTTTGTGGTTTTATCTTAATTCCGGCTGCAATTTCAACAATATCATATAGGGTATTAAGATCTACATGTTCTTCTAAGTCTAAAAATAAACCAGGATTGTATTGTTTCATGCAAACCCTAGAACATTCTAATAAAATTTCAATAGATTCATCATCATTTTTTGAACCTTCCATGCCAATAAATATATCCATAAACTCTCTCATGTATTTAATCTTTAAAGGAGAGCACTCAAGAACTTGATTGTTTAGTAATACAATTTGAGATGTTTTAAATACTTTTGTAGCCATTAGTTAATTTTAGCATAAAACAACAAAACCCACTCCCGTTATGAGAGTGGGTTATTGTTTACTTTTTACTTAGGCTCCGACGTAGTTGGTGCCAGATCCATCATAGTAGGTACGATCAACGATCTTACCATATGTTGCTGTTGTGTCATCTGGAAGCATACGGAATGAAACTTCAAACATAGAAGCCTCTTCACGCTTTGCTGAAACTGTA